ACAAAAGGACAAAATGTAAAAGACATGATGACAGCAATGAATCCCCCACGTACCTTTGATGACAGTTTCTATCTTTATGGAGATGCTGCAAAGAAAAAAATATCGTTAGACGATACTGAAAAGGCCAAATCAGAACCCCTTTTTAGAAAGAAATCATCAGGAATCAACAATAATGTAAACGTCAATATCGATTTTTCAAGATTCGGACAATATGCTTTATTCTACATAACTCCGCATTTTGACTCCAATTATAGCAGATTAACGCAAAAATCAATGAAGGCTGCCCATGGAACACGTCGTACAATAATCCAAGGATATTCTCGCCCATTAGCTTTCTATTCTCCTGTCTACAAAGACAAAATACCGACTGCAAATGTCAACCATCGTCGCCGTACACTCTATTGGAATCCTACTATACCAACCGACAAAAATGGTAAAATTAGCATAGAATGTCAGAACGGTATGTATGCCAATCCGGTCATTATCCACGCAGAAATGCTGAAAGGTGGAATCCCATGCAGTATTACGATTATTGGAGAGAAGAAAAAAAAATAAACCAGTAAATATCTCCAAAGTCCCTTTTAGGATTTCAATTTAGATGAAATACCGCCATTTCCGACAAATTCCCCTAATGATGTCAAGGGTCGGTCAAGGGTAAAAACAATAGTGAGACAATCGGAATACATGAAACAGATATTTAATGAAGAACAAATAAATAAAGCTGCATTCATCATCGAAAGCCCTTTATCAAAGCTTTCGGAGCTTTATCATAGCGAAGTTGAGAATCTTGCTATTTTAATGTCTTGAACTACAAGAAAGGATTAATATCTTTTTGCGAAACTGGAGAATATTCTCTTTATACTGATTACTTCTTATTAAATAAACAAATCGAAAGAATAAAAGAAATAGAAGAAAAAAAAGTCTTCCTCTCAAAACACCACCCTTATATCATGGTATTAACCAAAAGCTGGGAACAAAGTGAGAACATTTTGGATTAAGAGAAAAAACCCTCTCAGAGATCATCTGAAAGGGTTTTATGAGGTTCCTGGCGCACTACTTCCAGTACTAATAACCAAGAATTTAGCTCTATAACGGGCTACAAAAATCACCGGACCCAAAATTAATTTCTATTCGGAGACAAACATTTTAGTTCGAACCAAACTTGATTTTTTATTGTTTTTTGTTCGGGAATTTCCCGCCTTTAATTATCTTCATCCTGTTTTACCTGCGGAATTATCAAGTAACTCCAGCCTAGTTCTCAGTGATGCATTTTCCGAGACCAACTTCCTATTTTCACACTCCAACTCTTTATTTCTATCACGCAAAAAAAAGATTAAACTATCATTATTATGCGTATTAGACATATAATCCGTGATTTCAGGAAGTTCTTCCACATACATAGTACCTTTACCGGTCATCAGCCAGTCTGCACTGAGACGTGGATAAGCACATAGAATACGTTCTATACTATCAGAATTCATTGATGACCTATTCTTCAAAGCTTTATTCACAAGTCCATTTGATAATTTAGCGCTAACAGTCAAGCTATTAGCGTTCAATTTCTCCATTTTCATAAAAGCTTCAAGACGATCTATGAATGCTTCTTTAGATATTGACATATTCTCCATATCATACCATTTTAGAACATTTCTCCATCAAAAGAGAAAATTTCTTCATTTCTTCATTGCTTATATAGAAATGTTCTATATATTTGCAACGTAGTTTCAAAATCAATGCAACAAATGTACAACAAAACTAGAACATGTGCAATAGCGAAAAAACGCTATTCCTTTAAAAAAGGATATCTGCAAGTCTCATTAGAGGAAAAAGATAAGCTCAAAAATGACTTGAAAGTAGTACTAAATAACCCTTCAAGATCATACTTCTCAAAGAAGCTAAATTCAGGGATTATAGATATTTCTGTTACCCTATTTACAGCAATTACGAATGTATTCCAAAAATACGGCATAACAGACTGCTGGACAATTGAAGATATATAACTATGAATCGAAACATCACACTAGCAAAACGAGAAAATGAAATAGCTGAATGCGTTGCCTGGGGAGGATCTTATAAAGAAACAGCCTCATTGCTTCAGATCAGTGTTCGGACTGTCGACAACACACTCCGCAGAATCAAAGAGAAATTGGGATTGAACAAGATCAATGAGATTTCAGCCTGGTGGTTCTGTACGCATCATGATATCAGCTTTGACCTATCTCCTTTCGCAAGGAAGATTGTCGCATCAACACTACTCATCGTATTTCTAGGAGGTGAAATTGCAATATTTACTGACTCAACATGTACGGTCCGCCGCCCTCGCAGAAATCGTACAGAATACCGTACTAGAAGACAGGAAACTTCTATTAATCAACCATATATCATTTAACTAAATACGCATAAGGAATGCGGCCGGTGCAAGTCCGGGATTTTATTTATACATTATATTCTACTCAAGAGAATAGAAGTTTAATCATTCCAATTATTAATCATTAAAACACCGTGTTAAGGAGACACGTAGGGTATCCAGTCCCTGGTTAAGGTTTGTTACACAAAGATTGCCGGGTGAAATTCCCGGCATACGGGTAGTGGTGTAAGGTAACACAACGGAGTTTTTCAGCGTTTCTCCGGTGATACGGGGTTCGATCCCCGAATGCCCACGATTTCTAGTATTAATTTTAAGAATAAACATTATGGGAAATTTAGACGAAGCAACAAAGATAATGGCTTCAGCAATGAATCAAATTTCAGAGATTATCACAACAAACGGGATGGATGCAATCTGCATCTTACATAAGGAAGAAGCCGGTATTTCCGCCACCCCATTAATCATCCATGGATCCTCTCTCAAAATCACACTAGCAATTGTAGAAAGCATGCTGAAATCTCCGGAAACTCGTAATCTGTTACGTGGGGCATGCGAATATTACAAAATCCGAGAAACAGAGAAAAGAACAATGACTGAAATGCCGCCTTATCTGGAGGAATTCATAGACGAATTATTAAAAAAGATGTAAGAGCAAGCTATGAAAGTTGTACACTCTCCCAGCCCATCCGCCAATCCGAAGAAAAGAGAGAAAATTAATCTTTTCGAGAATGATGATCCGGAAGAAGTTGCAGCTCTATGTCAGCAATCTGCTCAGCAGGAATCAAACAAAATATTGTTAAGAATAGACGCCCGGACGCAAGTTCTTGTAGATCCTAAAGATGCGACTTTGGAACATGCGGAAAAACTACGGCAGCGGTATAAATTAAATTATTGCCGCAAAGCCGTAGGGGGGCGTAAAAAAGCATAATACTATGTATGTAGACAATGACAGTCGTGGTTTTCTTGCGATTTATGATATTAGTTCTGAAGACGCATCACGCCTCGCACAAATTATTGAGCAAGCAGACAAGCAGCTTTTATCCCGTCCTATTGAAGGTCTCAGTAAACAATTACGTTCACAATTAAAAGAGTTTGTTTACACTGTACTAGATAATAAACCATAACTATGCATTTTACTGATGATGATATAAAGCGCATCAAGGATGCCTCTGAAAAGCATCTGATCGATGTAGTGCAAGACTTCCGAAACCTTCGCAAATCCGGTACCAGCTACGTCTGTGACTGCCCTATGTGTAAAGCTTCAAAGAAGTTTAGCATCAATCCGGCTAAGGATATTTATTCATGTTTCTCTTGTCACCAGATAAGTGGCTCCGGTGCGCTTGACTACTTAATGAGAGTCGAGAAGAAAGAATTCCCGGAAGCTCTCGAACATTTAGCACACAAGTTTAACGTCATATTAGACCAGCGTCCAGAACAGAAAAAGAAGCCAGTTACAAAAATGAAGCAAGGAAGCAAGAAGGCTAAAGGTAATGATACTAATAGCTTTTGTGCAAAAATGCTGTCTGCCTCCGGATTGACATTTGAAGATGTAACAGCGAGGATTTACAAAACAGATGATACCAAGTCTATTTTTGAAACACGTACTTTTCGCCCTGGTACTATCAATGATTCCGGTGTCATTGATCCTAAAGGAGATGATGTTATCATCGAATACTATGATTTAGAGGGTATGCCTGTTACCTATGCCCGGAAAGATCACCGCAAACGCGAAACAGGCGAACGGAAAGAATATTTTCGTGTTAGATGGCAGTTTCCGGATGCGCACCTTGACAAAGAAGGGAAACCATTCAAGTACAAATCCCCAGCAGGCTCAGGTACCCCGATTTATATCCCGGAAAAGCTCCGGAGAATGTATAAAGAAAAGAAAGAAATACCCAGACTCTTTATTCAAGAAGGAGAAAAGAAGGCTGAGAAAGCGTGCAAACATGGTATCCCATCTATTGCAGTCAGTGGCATTCAGAATCTTGGCAGTAAAGAGAACAATACTCTTCCGGAAGATGTAGTCAAGATCATAACGGCATGCAACGTTAAAGAAGTCGCATTCATTTTTGATTCAGACTGGGATGATATCAGCACTAACATTAAACTGAATGACCGGGTTGAAAAACGCCCATACTGTTTTTTCTACG